CAGCATCCGCCACCGGCACTCGGGGCGCAGCATCCGCCACCGGCACTCAGGGCGCAGCATCCGCCACCGGCACTCAGGGCGCAGCATCCGCCACCGGCACTCGGGGCGCAGCATCCGCCACCGGCACTCGGGGCGCAGCATCCGCCACCGGCACTCAGGGCGCAGCATCCGCCACCGGCACTCAGGGCGCAGCATCCGCCACCGGCATTCAGGGCGCAGCATCCGCCACCGGCACTCAGGGCGCAGCAATGTCTTCCGGTTTCGAAGGCAAGGTGAGCGGTGTCGAGGGCAATGCTCTCTTCCTCGTCGAGCGCACCGAATGGAACGGTCCTGTCGTAGCTGTGTGGGCCGGGATCGCCGGCAAGGACGGAATCAAGCCGAATACCTTCTACACGCTTCGCGACGGCAAACCGGTCGAGGTGGCGTCATGACGTACATCGTCGCTGAAATGGCGATCGGCATTATCTCCGGTCTGGGCAGCCTGTCCTATCTGTATTGGAGCCGGTCATGACCGACCTCATCCACTCCGAAATCCCGACCGTGCCCGGGCTGTATCGCATGAGCGAGCAGGCCTATCACCAAGATCCGTGCCTGTTGCCGAGCCTTAGCCGGTCTATCGGTCAAAAGCTGATCCTCGAATCCCCTCGCCATGCGTTCGTCGCCCACCCGCGGCTGACGAAGCCTGAAGATGACGAGGAAGAGGACAAGAACAGCCGCACCCGCGATATCGGATCGGCCGCACATGTCATGTTGCTGCGGCAGCCGACGGAAATAGTTGTCCTCGATTACAAGGACTTCAAGAAGAAGGCCGCCCAGGAAGAGCGTGCAGCGGCGCAGGAGCGCGGCGCTATCCCGCTGCTGGTGAAGGACCACAAGGCGGTGCTGACGATGGTCGAGAAGGCGCGCAACGTGCTTTCCACCAGCTCGCATCTCGCCATTCGTGACATTGCCGATCCGGTTGTCAGCACCGTCTACAATGAAGTCACGGCGATCTGGCGCGACCGGTGCGGCGATACCTGGGCACGGGCGCGGATGGACCGCCTGAGCATCGATGGGCCGAGGATCACCATCATCGACTATAAGACAACGGAACTCAGCGTTGAGCCGAACGCGGTCGCCCGCGCGATCTACAATAACGAGTACCATTTCCAAGACGGCTTTTATCGGCGCGGCATCCGTCATCTCTTCCCCGAGATCGACAGGCACGAAATGCGGCTGGATTTCCTGTTCATCACTCAGGAGCAGAAGCCGCCGTTCGAGATCACCGTCGCCCGCGTCGACAATGCCGGCCGGCTGATCGGTGAGAAGATGGCAAGCGCCGCCTTCATGCTGTGGCGCAAGTGCCAGGCCGAGAACGAATGGCCCGGCTACCCCGGCGAGATCGTTGACGCCGAATGCCCCGCATATGTCGATACACGCTGGTCATCCCGCGAGATCGAGCACCCATACCTGCAGGGCCTCGGGTTCGATCCGCTGCCCTTCTACGAAACCAATCCCTATCGATCACCGCAGATCATGGAGCCGAACTGATGAAACGCCCGAACCCCGCAAAGCTGCAGGCACAATGCGACGCCTTCAATGCGCGCTATCCCGTCGGCCAAAAGGTCTCAGTCCGCAAGGATGATGGCGCGGGCTCAATCACCGTCACGCGTTCCAAGGCTGAAGTCCTGTCCGGTCACTCGGCTGTCGTTTGGCTGGTAGATATTTCCGGCTGCTATTTGCTCGACCGCGTCACACCGATCACAGAAGGCATTTTAGCATGAACGAATTCACCGATGCCTACCGAGACGACACCAGCCTTTTGATTGCCATTGCTGGCGCATCTGGCAGCGGCAAGACCTTTACCGCGCTGACGATGGCGACCGGCCTTGCCCAGGGCGAGCCGATCTACGCCATCGACAGCGAGGCAAAGCGCATGCTGCACTATGCCGATCAGTTCAAGTTCAAGCATCTGGACATGCGGCCGCCCTTCACGCCGGAAGCCTACATCGAGGCGATCCAGAAGGCGGAACGGGCCGGCGCCAAGGTCATCATCATCGACAGCACGTCCGACGAATACGAAGGCGTTGGCGGTCTGCAGGAGATGCACGACGAGGAAGTCTCGAGACTTGCCCGCAAGCCGTACGACAAGCTCGAAGGCTGGGAGATCGACAAGTTCAACGCCCCGGCGTGGAAAGTGCCGAAGACACGCCACAAGACGCGCTTCATGTCGCCGCTGCGCCAGGTGCGCGCTTACATCATCTTCTGCCTGCGCGCCGAAGAGAAGATCAAGTTCGTCAAGGTGATCGATGATCGATCGGGCAAGGAGAAAACCGCGATCCAGAGCGCCGGGTGGGTGCCGATCTGCGAGAAGCGCTTCATGTTCGAGATGACGATGAGCTTTACTGTCACGCCCGACAATCCCGGCGTGCCGCTGATCGAGGACGGTCAGGCCGTTTACGGCAAGATCCAGAGCCAGCATTTGCACATGTTCCCCCCAGGCAAGCGCGTCACGGCCGAAAGCGGTCGTCTGCTGCGGGCATGGGCACGCGGGGAAACCAACACAACACAATCTCGTCCAGCCGCCACCCCTCGGCAGGAAGAGCAGGGGGCCGGCAATTCCTCCCAAGCGCCGGCTCCCGCACACAATCGCGAACTGCTGACTGAATATCACGGCAAGCTTGCCGCTGAGATCGAGACGGACGAGATGCAGGCCGCACACAATGACTTCAAGCCGCGGCTTGGGGCCGACGACATGGCGACCGCAAAGAAGATCCTTCGCGCCCATGCCGACCGCCTGAAAGGCTTGGCAGATGCGGAGTCGACCGCCGTCTATGTCACCGGCCTGATCGAGGGAGAGTAAGATGAATCCGATAGGTTACGCCAACCCCGATGAGATGCACGGCAAAGGCTGCTTCACCGTCGCTTTCCAGAAGAATGAATATTATTCCCAGCCAGTCTATTCCGCAGCCCTTGCGCTGCTACCGGGTGAGCCGAAGCAATGGGAGATTAATCCGCTGGAATGGCATGCGCACCGACCTCTCGCCATCGGAAATTTCCATAACACGTTAGATACCGATGGCGAGAAGGTCTACATGATCTTTGAGCGGGCGCATGACGGCATTGTTACCCTCACCCGCCGTGGTATCGCATGTGGCGAGTATTCCTCACTTGAGGAGGCTAAATCAGCAGCTCAGGCTGACCACGAACCCCGCATTCGTGCAAATCTCCGTGCCTCCTCCGCTCCCCACCTCTCAGCTCTGGCTGATGCAGGATTCCAATCCACCGCCGACTCCCGCATAGCAGAGCTTGAGCAGCAAATAGCGAACATCAAGGCAAGCCGTGATCTACAGGTCACGATTGCGGCGGATGAGGAAGAGCGGGCGCGGAAGGCGGAAACGGAGCGGGATGATCTGCGGTCGCGGCTGTCCACTGCTTACAGCGTCAGAGAATGGACGTGTGACGACTGCGGATCAGTCAATGACCGAGACGTTAACGCTGCGCGCAACATTCTCCGTATCGGGCTGGATACGCTTGCAGAAGGAACCGCGCAAATGCGGAGCGGCCAACAGGAGAAGAACAATGCCGAATGAACCGATCGCTCACCTTGTTTGGCTTCAGGGCCGACGCGCTCCCGACGATGTTGAGGACTACTACGAGGTTGCTCGCCCCGGCGACAAGTCCGTTGATGGTTCTGACCCGTTCCCGGTCTACGCCTCCCCCTCCGATGCTGAACGGCATGAGAGGGCGATACCGGATATCGCGCTGATTAATGATTTGCAGCGCCATATTGATGAGCGCGGCGCTACGACCGAGATTGGGCAGGATATCCAATGCGCCATTGAAGTCATACGCGCCCTTTCCGCCCCACCCCCACCCGCAGCGGTGCAAGAGACAGCGACCGTGAAATTGGAAGTAAAGCCCTCGGCTTTCGAGGTGCTGGACCATGAAAACGGTGTTTATCTGACGAGATCGGAACAAGCGGCGATCAACTCTGGCTTTGAATACAACGGCCTCTACAGGCGCTCCGCTCTCTCCACCTCCCAAAGCGACCCCACGCCCGCACCCGAGATAGCCGCGCTTCAAAAAGCCTTTGACGAGCGCACTGATAAGCTTCTTGAACTTGTAGAAGAAAATGGCCTCCTAAAGGGAAAAGCCGCTACCAATGAGCAAGCTCTGAACTCTTATGTTAGAGAGATAGCCGCGCTTAGGGCGGAGAACGAACGGTTGCGGAAACTCGGTCAGTCATTCGCCAATCAGGTTCGGCATGTGACGCATCTTCTAAACGGTCAGGCATATTCCAGCACAGTATCCGAGCTGAACGCGTTTGATGCCACCCTGCGCGCCGCCGTCGCCCCTGAGCAAGAGGAGGCGGAGTAATGAACGAGATCGAGGATCCACGCGAAAAGCCCCGATACGGTCATAACAACCCGCTGTGCCAACAAGAGGCATATTGGGATGGACATCGCTCCGTCAGACTGGCTTGGGACGATGTCGGCCTAGCTACAACAGCGTATTCCTACGCGCTTGGCTATGGAGAGCTAACGGAGGCCGCAGAGCGCATCGCGTTACTGTGGAACCTTCATCTTGGCAAATCCAATGCGGAATTGCGCGCTGCCCTCCGCACCACAAAGGAACTGGAGGGGCGGAAGTAGATGGAGACCATCAGCGAAACCCGCAAGCGAGCATGGCAGACGCGCCGGAATAAATACGGCGCTCACGGCCATAACGGATCATATGGGCGCCAGCGCGTGCAATGCCCCGACTGCGTTCGCATGCGCAGCTTCATCGCCCGTCTTCACGTCGAAGGCACATTGAGCGAGGGACAGGCCGCGAAAGCAGCCGGCATCTCCCGCATAGAGATCCGCATTCTTTCCGACGATCTCATCAACTCAGGTGAAGTTCCAGATACGAGAGGCCAGCCATGAAAATGACGATCGACAAGAAATGGTTCGAGAAACGAGCGGCGCAGGAAGGTGATCTTGAGATAGGCGTCGGTCGCCGGTTCGTGCCACCAACCTACGACAACTGCACTTGCGATTGCCACCGTGGCAGCGGCAAGCTCCATATCGTCGCCTGTTGCAATCCCCCGAAGGAAGATAACGGCCATCTATGGAACGAGCGAGTCTTCTCATCGATGCAGATCAAATGCTGCATGATGTGCGGTTTCGTCAAGAACGAAGATAAGCCGAACAAGCCGTGCCCCGGCTTTGTTGCCGTCGAGGTGCGCTCAGATGATAAGGAAGGGCGGAAACCATGACCCCTCTTCAGTACGAAACGATGTTCATCATCCCACTGCATCAGCCCATGAAACGGCACACCATCGAGCTTCTTGAGCCGATCGAGCGCGTGTGTTGCGTGACGGTTTGCTGGGCTCTGAAATACTACATGAAAGACAGTCCGTTCACTCCGCACGATTGCTTTGCGACAACTCTTGGATTGGATGGGATATGAGCAAGATCGTGGCATATGCCTGTAGCACAAGGCCAAATGCTCTTTGGAGCGCCGCTCAGTTCGACAGCGCTGCGCCGAAGAACCGGACAGAGTGTGACATCCCTCTCGTTGCCCTGTCCGATCTCGAAGCCGAACTCGACGCAGCCAAGGCCATGTGCGACGAGATGGCGAAGGCGTTGGAGGAAATCCGCGACGCATGTCCAACTGGATCACGCTGGACGACCATGAGCGATGGGACGTGGCGGGAAGCATGCCGTGACCTTCAGCGCATCGCTCGCCTTTCCATCGACGCCTACCGCAAATTGCAGGAGGCCAGTCCATGACCAAGGCAACGGCGCTATTCCTGACTGAGGCTCAGCTTGCCGATCGCATGGGCATTACCACTGATGTCCTCAAGACAGCGCTCCCGGCGCTGATGCAGGCTGGATTCCCCACTCCAGATCCCTTGTTCGCAAACCGTCGGTACTGGCCGGCGTGCGAAGCATTCCTTGACCGGCGATATGGACTCGCCGCAGCATTGGGGCAGGGCAATTATGCCCTTGACGGAGAAGAAAAATGGTAAGTGCACCTGGCCTCAAGACGAGGCTTAGGGGGAATGGCAACACGGCTCACTATTGGGTCTCGACTGCGGTTTCCCGACATGCAGGGGATTATCCCCTCAAGACCGTGCGAGTTCACGGCACTGATGACGAGATCGCCGCACGTTGCCGCGTCCTCACTTCCGAGCTGAAAGAATGGCTGTCAGGCCGTGGACACGGCAACAAACCTCAGTTCGACGGCTCTCTACGATCCCTGATCAAGCTGTATCAGCAAACGCCTGAAAGCCCTTATCACGAGGTCAAGAGCAACACGCGGGCGATGTATGACGAAAGCCTATCGCTGCTTGAGAAGAAGGTGGGTGACCGTCGGCTTGAGAAACTGACCGGTCTCGATTTCAAGCGCTGGTATGCGAACTTTAAGGAGCCGGCCGAGGATACGCCAAAGCAGGCAGAGCGCCGCGCCGAGGCCGCGAAGGAAGGCAACCTGCTACCATCAAATCCGGAACGTATCCGCCGCGCTTACAAGGCGATGCAGCTTCTGCGCATCATCGTTGGGTTCGGCGTCGTCTCGAACATCAAAGAGTGCTTCCGGCTCAAGATGGTTTTGGAAGAGATGGAGTTTCATTCTCCGCGCGGTAGATCCGAAGCCATCACCTTCGCCCAGGCAAAGGCGATCTGCGATCTTGCAGTCAAGAAGGGGCTCTATTCAATAGCACTCGCCCAGGCGCTGCAGTTTGAATTGACGCTCCGGCAGATCGATGTCATCGGCCGCTGGGAGAAGACAGACAATCCGCTCGATGGCGGCATTGTCGACCGGGGCCAGCGCTGGCGGGACGGCCTGCTATGGTCGCATCTCGACAGCTCTGGTGTCCTGCTGAAGGAAACGAGCAAGGTCGAAGGCATCAGCGCCGAGCACGACACCATGCAGTATCCGTTCCTTCGCGAGATGATCGAGCACATTCCGATGGAGAAGCGGTTCGGGCCGATGATCAAATCCGAGGCAACCGGCATGCCGTATCGCTATCGGTACTTCTCATCAGTGTGGCGCTCGATCGCAACGGAAGCTGGCGTGCCGGCCCATGTGTGGAACCGCGATAGCCGTGCCGGCGGGGTGACGGAAGGCTCCGATGCTGGCGCCAATCTTGAGCACCTGAGACACCACGCGAACCACAAAAATATCGCGACCACTGCGAAATACAATCGCACGACGCTCGAAAAAACTTCGACGGTTGCGAAGCTTCGAGTTGCCCACCGAGGCGACAAGAACGCGACATGAACGAAGCGTAGGAACATTCTTGTGGAACGCGTAGGAACACGCATGCAGCAGATCGATAGACTAACAGATTGTTTTAATTGGGGGATTAGTGGTGATCTCGACGCGATTCGAACGCGTGACCCCCAGATTAGGAATTTGTTCCTGCTATTTGATTTTGCTTAGATTCGTTCCTGATCAGCCTCGTTCCCGCAGATCTATGTGGGAACGCGGAACATCATGGAAGCTTCAGCCATTGGCGCACGATCGACGAAGCTGTGTCGCTCGCCCAGGTCACGATAGCGCCGACCGATATCCCGAGAAGCAAGAGGATGCCACCGAAGCCGGCGCCAAGGATTTTGATCCGTCGCCATTCGGACAGGGACGGCACCACCTCGTCATGGTTCCTCTTGACAGTCTCTTCCAGAGCTTTGATCTGATCGCGGAGCTGAGCGTCAACGAGACCGGAAATGGCTATCGTCTCATCCGTCTTAGCCATCTGCTTCGCGTGCTCATCGAGACGCTTGTGAATGACGGCCCGGCTTTCGTGAGCGCTCTCTTTCTCTTCCTGAAAGTCATCTCTGATACGCTCTACACCCTCTTCGAGCCGGCCGAGGGAGCGCATGATCTCGTGCATAAGTTCCGCATTCGTCGCCAAGAGTTCACTTCCTGCACATCGGGTCTTTGCCGCACTGGACATTGTGCGCGGCGACCTCATTCACGAACGGGCGATCATTGGCGAAGATGAATGAGCGGGTCACGGCGTTCGGATGCAAAGCGGCATAACCGGCGCCGTCACTGGCACCGGTTGTCACTCCACACCCCGCCAATAGCCCGACACAGCTCAGGGTCAGACATGCTCTGAACCTTTTCATCGGTGATGTTCCTTTCCTTGAGCTGATTGAAGATGGCCTTCGTCTGTGCCGCTGCACCGGCCGCCGTGCCGTCGGAGTGGCCCTTGATGTAGACCACGCCGACGATGGCGATCACGACGGCAACGATCACCAGCGACAGCCAGTTGTTCTTGAGGAAGAGCCAGACCAGCGCGGTCACAGCGCTTTGCCCTTGGTGACCGAGAAGCGGCCAGACAGGAACATATAGCCAATGCCGCAGGCAGCGATGAGCAGCACGAGCATGAACACCAGCGAGTAGAGATTGTTGATGCCAGTCAGCGCCGGCAGGGCGATACCAGCCGCCGCTGGCGCAGCGGTAGAGAGAAGGGCCATCGCCGACTGAGTGGCCGGCTTGTCGTCGGGCTTCGCATCCTCGATGTCGACTTCGGCAATCTTCGCCGTATCCTGAGATGCGTTGATCGCGTCGAGGAAGTTCTTGTAATAGCCGGCGATGAGTTGCGCTTTGTCCGTGCCGTTGATGATCTTGCGCGCGCCGACTGGGTCATCGATCGTCACGCCGAAATAATCGGACAGCTTCTTTCCGGTGAACATGCCCCGTAGCATGCCATCAAACAGCGCGCGAAGGGCGATAGGCCAGGTCATGAGCTGACCGGGCGCCGTGGCGCCGAACTTGCGAGCGTTCTTTTCCCAAGTGACCTGCACGAGACCTTCGCCCACCCAAGGATAATATGGCTTGCTTTTCAGGTACTTTTCGCCGCCACCCTCGCGGATTGGCTGTATCTTGCCACCGGTCTCATGAAAGACCGTCGCCAGCATATAGGCGAGGAAACGAATGTCGTTGAGCGCACGCCGATCCCATTCGTCAAGGATCTTGGTCAGTCCGTCGACCTGAGATTGCCAGAGGTTACCGCCACAGGGCGCCTTGCGGACGAATGCGAAAAAGGTTGTGCGGTTCATTGCCATCGCTCCATAGGAAGATGGCGGGATAATCGAGGGTAGGACAAAACGGCGCAAAGCACACGCTCCTACAGCGCAAAACGCACGCGTCATTATATCTGTGGCTATCCTCATTCATATTTTAATTGCAGATTGTTGCCCAATATTGCTAGGTATTAATTATTAGGCAGATCGACGCGAAGACTGCTGACTAGTCCGCTTGGAGTTTTCTAAAATGCCTGTCGCTCTCCCTGCAGTGTTCGTGCATGAATATCTGCGTTATCAGTATCCAGATATTGCAAGTATTTCTGATGAAGCACTGTTTCAGCACTATCTGACGTTCGGTATAGAAGAGGGACGAGTTAGTTCGCCAGCGGCATGGCGCGGTGTTTTGGTGGAACTTGCCCAACAGGAAGCATCCGTCCTAGAAGTCGGGCCTTTCGCCGCACCCGCCATTGCAGGCGAGCACGTAAAATACATTGACGCTTTCGACAAGGAAGAACTAATCCGGAGATGCGCCTGGCATAACCTTGACATCTCGCGCGTACCGCATATCGATTATGTTTCGCCCGACGGTTCTTTCGATATGATCGATCGCAAATTCACCGCCGTTTTCGGAAGCCATAGCATCGAGCACCAACCGGATCTTGTGCGGCATCTGCAGAATGTTTCATCAGTATTGGAGACCGGCGGCCGCTACTATATCGTCTCGCCAGACAAGCGTTTTTGCTTCGACCATTTCCGCAGCACCTCGTCAATCACCGATGTCATGACGGCCTATGTTACGAATTTGGGCCTGCATCAGCCGCGTACACTGGTTGCTCACGCGATCGAAACGACTCACAATGATCCGGCCCGACACTGGAAGGGCGATCACGGCACGCCATCCTACCAGAAGACGGAAAGTCCGCGGCTTGATGAGCTGCGTAGCCGCATCGATAGCGCTGATTATATCGACAGCCACGCATGGCAATTCACGCCCGCAGCATTCTTTGAAATCATATCGACCTTGAATAGACAGGGTCTTATCGACCTTGTGGCTGAGCGGGTTTACCACACGCCGCGCGACATGTTTGAATTCACGGCAGTTTTGCGCAAAGGATCAATCGGCGAGGAAACACCTTTTATTTCTCGGCAAGAAAAGGCAATTAGATCAGAGCCGATTCCTAAACGAGCGCCGGTAGGTATACTGGAAAGAATAGCACTACGTGCTAAAAGAGCGCGAATTAGGTATTCGATGCCTTTTTTCTAGAAGTCTCAACTTCTGAAGGGTTGTTTGATTTTTCGTCGTTCCTTGACGCGATTATTTGCTCAAGTTGCGCTAAAGCCGAAATCTTATTGATAATCGCGGTTCCAAGTTCCTCAGCAATCTTAGCCATTACGCTATGCGGTATAGTATACTGTTGTTCATTCATGTTTAGTTTTCCACTTTGATTGAACGATAGCCGCTACCACCGCTATCGGCAGCATTCACGATGACGCGACGCAAGTAAGAACTGGTACCATCCGTAAACATAAGGTACGTTTGTGTTGCCTCAAATCTACCGATTTCAGCATCAGCAGCAGTTCGTAACAAGATAGAATTTGTTCCAAAAGCGATACGGCCACCGTTAGTAGCGACAACACTAGAAATCAGACCGCCAGCGCCTGCCGCCCCGAATAAATAGCCTTTACTATTTGCGGGAGCTATAAACGCGCCTTCTGTGAACGCTGGCATGCCGGTAAAATCAACACCGGCACGCAAGGCAACCGCGCCCGTGCCATTTGCATAGATAAGTGTGCCGCCTGCAAATACCGGGAATCTGGATGCGTCGCCAAAATAGATACCGGCAGAGTAACCCTTTGCACCGGACTGCTTTCCCATCCACATGCCGGCGTCGATAGCTGTGCCGCCTTGAGTGGATGTCGACACGTCCACGATTTGCACGCCAACTTTGCGCGTAATTTGAGCGCGAATATCCGTATTGAACTCCGCCGCGCCGGCTTCTGCGGCGGCATTAGAGCCGACATCGACCCACACATACCCGTTCAGGCCGAATGCGCTGCCGCTTCCCGCCGTGATCCGACCTTGCCCCTGAATGCCGACGATAAATTCACCCGTCGCTGCTGCAGATGATTTCTGTTCAACGTGAAGCGCCTCGCGATGACCAGTGCCGCCTGTTCTTGTGGCAAGAATCGCTGAGAGAATGAAAAATCCCGATCCGGCCGTATAGGCTTCAGATATCTCAATATCCATCATCGGCTGTGGTGCCGCACCTGTGCCGCCCGCCGTCTGGAAGAGATATCGCCCAGTTACCGTATCACCAGTCTTGCCCATGGCGTTGCCTAGTTGCGCGGCAGGGACATCGCCGCCAGCATCCAAGGTAGCGACGCCATTATTAGCCCCGAACTGACTGGACATAATCGGACGTTTTCCGCCAGCCGTCACGCCATCCTGAAGCGCGATAATGCCGCGAACATGATCTACGACGACTTCACGCGATGGGCCGACATATGCGTCAAACGCGGCTGCATCGAGAAGGTCGGCGGCACCAATGCCGGCAAATCTGCGGGGCACACGCGTCATCAGGTGTTCCAATCATAACCGGGGAGAGCAGGGTCGCTATCGAAATTGAAATCGTAGACAGCGGTATTGAGCATTGCAGCGTACATCGCGGCCTCTGTGGCCGACGCCTGAGAATCGTTTGCTGAAGATTCGGATTCATCTGCGGACTCAGCAGCCGCATCCGCATAGGCTTCGACTGTGCCGATGAGGCTATCAAGCCGGGCGATCAGGGCGTCTTCAGCCGTCTCGCGATCGATGATCTCTTGCGCGATATCTGATGCGCTCTGATCAATGTCGCGGCGCGCTTCCTGATTCTCGACCTCAAGACGGTTCAGCGCATAATTGAAGTTACTGATCGGGAGAGGGCCGCCAGTCGCGAACTGGTCTGTTCTGGCCGGGGTTCGGTCTCCATAGATGATCACTGAACCGGTAACGCCGGAACTCATGTTCACGAGGGCATTTGTCGTTACACCATCGACATAAGTGGCGGAAACAGTGAAGTCCGTCCGCACCTCGTCATTGATGACAACCTTCAGATCATCGTTGTCGAACAATGGGAAATTGACCTGAAACGCCGTCGTTGGCGTCACAGGATTATAGGTTGTCTTCCGAAGTGATGGATCGATCGTAACCATGGCCGGGATAATCCCCGACCGTCAGAAGCCCCGCAAAGCACAGGCTATTTGTTTCCGATCGCAGCGTTGAAATTGGGTGCTCGATCAGGGGCTACCTTGCCCGGCTCCCACCAGAATTTCTGCCCATAGTCCTGCTGCATGCGCCGCTGGTAGCGCCGGAAGGACTCGCGATAGTGCGGATCTACCATCGTCTGAATGAAGTCGAAGACCAGACGGTCAGTCGCGATCTTGGTGTACCAAAGCGAAGAGCCGGGCACCCATGCCTTAATGTGCTGCGCCAGCATCTTGCCATTCAGAGGCTTGTCGCCGGAATAGACATCCTTGTTCGCGAGCGTCTGCGCAAGGTCGCCCGTCGCCGAGGCGATTTCACCCATGACGGGACCGGCGGCATATTGCAGCAGGCCGTCGCCGCCGCGCGTCGTGGCGGAATAGGCGAGATCGCCCGCCATACCAGCACCGCCGCCGCGCAGGAACGATGTCAGCCAGAAGCGCGGATTGCTCATATCGAGTGGATCTTGACCGGAGATCAGCGATTGCATCTGTGCCGTCACCGCACCGGCAACTGTCGTCAGGGCCAGCAGCTTCACGCCGGCCGACACCTTGCCCCACGAGCCGTCTTGGATAGCGGCGCGCGTGATGTGCGTCATCATGAACGTCATCGGGAAAGATTTGAACTGTGAGGCCGAGCGCACTGCTTCGCCGAGGATCGTACCGCGTTTCGTGCCGAGCGTCATCGCGCCGCGGATACGAGCATCCGGCTCGATGACGGCGAAGTGCCGCTCGTCGATGATGGCCGACATAAGCCGGTCAGCAAGCTTCTGATCCTCGACCGCATTCACATTGAAGAAACGGGCGCCATCGGCCTCGATCGGCGGCGTCACCCGCAGCTTGTCCCAATCACCGGCGCTAAAACCATATCGATCGAGGAAGCTGCGGAAGGCGGGATCGAGTTTGTCGAATGCATCGCCAGCGGATCGGGCAACGAGACCATTGAACTCCATCGCCCAGGCGCGCTTCAGCCCTTCCGTCCAAACGTTGATGCCTGTCACGCGCATGGTCGTATCTGCGATGCGTGCGGTCAGCCCGTCGCCGACAACCTGATCAGCAAAGCGCTTGGAGCCGAGCGCATGATCGATAACGGAATGGGCGGTAAGGTTGATCTGCCGGGCGAGCTGTTCCGCACCTTCGCGGTTCGTCGTGAGGTCTCGGACCAAGCGAGTGAGAACAGCCGTCGCCGGGATGCCATTGTAGTTCGCAGCGATCGCAGCCGTCATGCTGTCGCCAGGCAGCGCGGAGACCACGGCCGATCCGAGGCTAGCCGCCGTCTTGATGTTGCGCAGGCCGCCGGCGACACCAGCGATCAGTTCGCTTTGCGGAATGCCAAGCTTTCCAGTCACGGAGTCATAGGTATTCTGGACAGCGGCCGGGCTGTTCATCGAGAGGGAACGCTTCAGCTTCTTGCCGATCGTGTTGTTCCGCAGCTTGTCGTCTTCGGCCGCAACCTTCATCAGGCCTTTGAAATTGGACTCGTATTGCGGGCCGAGCAGTTCGACGAGAGAGATTTCGCGCGACATCGCGCCGAGGTGACCCATCATCGTATTGTACAAGCCGCCGTTGCCCATGCCGTATTTCTGCATCATGCGGATATAGGATTCGGGATCGTCGAAACGGAAGGTGCGGAGCTGGTTGGACATCGCGCCGCTGCCATTGCCAGCTCCGCGTGCGAGACGGATATCGTCGTAGGCGTTGGCGATGATCCCTGGCACCGCGCCTTTCGGAGCCTCACCATAGCCGCCCTTGTCCATGACGCGCATGTTGCCGGCCTCGACTTCCGTCATCAGGTCATTGACGAACTCCTGCTGCGTGAACTTTTTTAGCCGGCCGGAATCCCAATGCTGCGGCAACCGCCAGTCTTCCAGCACGGATAGACGCTTCCCGCTCTGCTTCACGCGGTCAACCGCGTATTTCGTTGCCGCCGTCCAGCCGTTCGCCGCCGCCTTCGCGGCATCATCGCCGCTGTCGGAGCCGAAGAGTTCGCGAACCACGTTCCAGATGGATTCCGTATCCTGGCTGAGACCGGCCATCTTCGATGCGTAGGGCTCCATCGCCCCGTTCATGAAGCCGAGCAGACGCTTTGTCACGGATTCTGAATGGGCGTCGACATTGAGCGCATTGCCTGTCGCCGCGCCGCCCTCGTAATTGTCACGGACAAGAATGCTGTGCAGGCCGACCGTCTTCCCGTCAGGGTGAAGATCCATGCGGTCGAGCGCTTCCCGATAGGTAATCGCCTGATGCGCTGCCATAAGCTGGCGATCGCGGGCAGCCTGTGCCATCACACGGGCGGCCTCAAGCGCGCCAGCAGCGTCAGCGGCGGCCGGCGGCATAGCGGGATAGAGACGGTCCTGAATGCCCTCATGCAGGGCCAGAGCGTCATCAGCCTGCTTTTGGCTGATGCGCTGCGCGGATACTAGCCGGCCAAGGCAGTTAGCTATCAGAGATGCCATCAATTTTCCCCTACCGGCTTACCGACTGCGCAAGACTCAATTTCCTTGGCGGCAGCAATTTCATTGTCGGCTTCTTCCATGATCTCATCAAGAGAGCGTTCGCCCCGGCCGTCGTTGAGATCGATCATGATTGGCTCTGCTTCACGCCGAGGGCCTTCCGCTGCCGAGCCGATCGGGCCAAGCTGCCGCTCTTCATTGTCAGCAATCAGCTTGCGGGCGCTCTGGATCACAGCGTCTTCCGTCTCCGGAGATGCCGCGATCTTCTCGATTGCTTCGGGCGCCAGACGTTCGGCGGCCACGGCTTCCAAATCCTCGCGGCCAGCCTTGGCAAGCGAGGTGCGCAGGACATCGCCGGTCTGTAGGGCTTCACCGAATAGCCGAGGCCCGGCATCGTTCTTCATAGCTTCCGTGGCGAAATCGTTGAGGAAGGCACCGAGACGCTTCCGGCTGACAGCCCTCGTCATGTTCGCATCGCCATATATGGCACGCGCAAGGATCTTGGCCGTCTCGCCGGGACCGCCGAACATCTCACCCTGATTGACGAGATCGCGGACCTGATGGCCTTCGTCGCGCGCCTTCATGACGGTGCGGATGGCATCGAGCAGATCATCGGTGATGTCCATGCCGCGCGGGATCTGCCCGCGAGAGACGGCATCGCGCATCTTCGCCCAAGGTGCGGCCGCGTCACCCAACGCGCCGGCAATCGACTTGATGTTGCTGTCCGCGTCTTCAAGCGCACGGCCGAGGAGAGAAGGATCGCCGTAGGCACGGCCCATCAGGGCGGCCATGACGCGGCGCTCGCCCTGCTGGGACAAGACACCATTCCGATCGACAAGCTCGCTCTGTTCGGCGCGTGGCAGCTTCTGCATGAAGCCACGCACGAATTCCCGGTTTGTGGTCGCATCGACATCGGCGCCCTGTAGCTTGTCGAGCAACGGTTCGTCGATCATGCGGCCATCGGATAGCGCCTGTTCCGCCGGCGCGAGACGCATCGCTGTGGAGCGGTTCGCCGCTGTCACGAAATTAAGCCTGTCCTCGTCGGAGAGGTCAGTCACCCGGCGCGCGATCAGAACCGGCTTTGCCATGTCACCGATCTCATAGCCCTGAGATTGGAGATAGTTCCGGTAACTGTCTGCGCTTGGGCCGCCCGTATCATAGGCGCGGCGGATCGCCATCACGCGACCATTGCCGGACTCCACCAGATTGTCAGGCCCGATGATCGGCGCACCGTTCGCAGCGTCAGACGACGGCCCGAGTCGTTCCGGCTGCAAGTTGCCGGCAATGGACTGCACCTGATCCTGAGAGATCGCCCGCGTCCGGTCGCGCGGCTGCAACTCCTGCGGAAAGGCCGGGTTCACGCTCATGTCGTTCGCATGGGATGTGGTGAGCGAGTCCGCGTCAACGACCTCATAGCTGACACCGACCGACCGGCCATCAGCATCATAGACGCGACCGGGCCGCGCCTGCGCCTGCAAGAATGCTTCCGGCGGCAGCTCGACCGGCCGCCCGGCGAAGAGATCGTCGGACGCCTTATCGACGGTGGCGCGATAGACGGCTTTTCCCTGTGGTGTCACATCCTGCCGATAGGACGGCACGGCGGCCTCACGCTGAACAACATTGGCGGCGTCGACGACGTGGCTGGGCCAATCGCCGGTTCTGATCCGATCCCAAAGACCGGCCAGCCCCTTCAGTCCGCCGCCCAGGACCGCGCCGCCGACGCCAGCGGCGGCAACCTCGTATGCTGCCGTTTTCAGATTGAAATTCGGGTCTACCTGCTGGCGATAATTGTAGGAGACGCCAGTGCCAAGTGCCTGCGCACCGGCGCCGAGAGCACCCTCAGTGGCCGCCGTGCGCAAAATTCCGGCGGCCGGACCAGCGCCGAAAGCCATCGTCATCGCATTGAGCGGATCACGCATCGCGCCGACGGCGGTCCCGGCGAAGCCACCAAGAGAGGATGCCCAGGAAGTAGAGTTCTGTTGAAGCTGCTGCGAAGAGCCAGAAACGCTTTGCGAACGCTTCAGTGCTTCACTGGTGATGTAGCTGTTCTCAGGAAAGAAAAGCTCGCTGTCCGGATTGCTCTTCTTCCAAGCGTCGAACTGACCGCGCGCCGCAGCCTCGCGGTCTGCGATCGGGTTGACGCCGGGACCGCCGAGCCAGTTCCGAACGCGGACGCCGCTTTCCTTGTAGAAGCTGTCAATGAATTCGCTCTGGATATTGGCACGTTGCAGCTCGCGAGCATTGGCGTTGCTGGCGCCAAGCATCGCGCCGTAGTCAGCTTGAAACCGACCGACAAATCCAGGATCGAGCCCCTGAACGGGGTTCTGTCCGGCGAATTCAACTGCGGCCGCGCGCTGTGTCGGATCGACGAGGAGAGCCATTATTTCGCCCTGAGATCGAGGATGAACGGGCCACCGGCAACGCGGCTAAGGCGGGAGTCGCCTTGCACCGCTGCGCTCTGCGCATAGGATGGCGTCATGCCGAGAATGCCGAACTCGATGAGGTACTGTCCGTCACCCACTGCTTTGAGCCGGCCCTGCCGATAGATGTCTCGTGCCGTGATCGGCGTTCCATCCGCCGTCTGAGCGCCGGAAACCTGTTCCGGCGTCAGGCCCTTCATGAGACCGTCAAACTGATCCTGAGTCATGCCGTAGCGCGGCGCGATCACGGTATCACCGTTCATCGTCAGAGCTCCGCCGGTCACGTCGTTGATGGCCTGCGTCATACGGGTGCTGTTGAATTCCGCCGAGGTATCGCCAGCCATGTTTGAGAGATCAGCATATCGAGCCGTGGACGCTTCAAGAAGCTGCTGGCGGCCACCCTCAAGCCCGGCGCCGAAAGCCGTCGGCGGAAGGATCTGATCAATGTCAGCCGTGTTCGCGTCCGTCTTCTTCGGCGCAAAGTTTGGATTTGCCGTGAGAAGAGACCGGCCCCGGATGATGGACTGAGCCACTTCCGGATTTTCGGCATAGATCGCCCCGGCGGTTGCCAGAGCGCGGGTGTCAGGTTTCGCAGCAAGATCGGCCATCGTCGATTTGAAAGTGTCGGGGCTGAGAGAGCTCGACATTGCGCCAAGCATCGCCGCTTGCGCCGCTGGCGTTGCGGTTTGGACGAAGTTAGACAGCGTCGTCTTGTCGACCGGGCTAAGTGCGGAGATGTCGCCGACTTCGCCGCGGGCGCGTAACAGGTTCACGGTGTTCTGCCGGGCCGCCAGCGCCGCCGATACAGCATCGGTTCCTGCGGAAACATCGATCGGTGGGACTGCCTTCGCAAACCCGCGCTGTGCCGCATATCCGATCGGATCGTTCTTCAGGGCTTCCGCGCTCTGCTGGTTATATCGCTCTGCAGCGCTGAGAATATCCTGCTGGGCCAGCGTGGCGCCATCAGTGGCGTTCGACTGCATCGACGAGATAACGGCGGCTCGCTGCTCTGGCGGGAGCTGTGCGATGGCCTGGCCAGCTGCCTCGCTCTGCATGAAGCGGCCGACTTCGGATTTGAAACCCGGATCGTCGACAAGCGCAAGCTGGCGAGCAAAGAGCGAAAACTCCTGCGCATTCGGGGCATAGCCCTTCTTGATGCCATCCTGAATATCGGACCAATAGGCTTTGGCGTCGGAAGTGACACCTTCGCGATATGCCTTGATCGCATCCGGAGGAACGCCGAGGCCATTGCTGGCAGGTGGCGCACCACCGACCATAGAACGGCCTTGGCGCGTAGAGGAATCCTCGATATGCCAGTTCTCATTCCCAAGTGGGAACTTGAGGCCGAAAGCTGCGGCATTCTGGTGAAGCCAGTTCACAACTTCGGGCGGCGCATCCTTCAGGCTCTTGCCGTCGTACCCAAGATCGGCGGCATCACCCTTATTGTGTTCTGAGTTTCCAGGCGGTGCGACCCATTTGCGTGCCTCTTCGGCTGAACCATATTTCTTGAGCGCCGCCTGCCAAAGCTCGTTCTGGTGATTCTCATCTCGGTACGCGGAATAGACACCAAGCTTTTCACGGATACCGGGAGGCGCCGCCTGTAGGAGTGCAGCAACCTTATTGCCGAAACCTTCCTGCAAACCGTCAATGGCCGCCTCACCTTTGTCTGTCACGCTCAGGAGAAAAGCGCGAGAAGCGGAAGGCCCAGCCTGTCCCATCGTGCGGCCTGTTGGCGCACCCGCTTGCCCCAGCACCTTCTTGTAATAGTCTGCGGTTTCCTTTGGGATGACGGTATCGTCTCGGCCATTGGCAATCCATGCATCGGCGCGGGCGGGACCGCCGTTATAGGCGACGAGAGCGGCCTGCTGATCTCCGCCGTACCGTTGCAGCATCTGGTTATAGTAGGCCTCGCCATATCGCTCGCTGACATCATCCTTCTGCAGATAGGCTTTCTTCTCTGCATCGGTACCATTGAACGGAAAGTTCTTGTCACCGAGGGACCGTGCAACTTCCTCGCCCGTTCCTGGCATGACCTGCATCGAGCCAAGAGCGCCAGCCCGCGACACCTGTGTTCCATCGCCGCCGCTTTCGACATTGCGCATGGCGCTAAGTACATTCCCATTCGCAGCCGAGAACCCGGACGTAGCAATCTGAACCCGCTGTTCCGGGGTGGCCGTCTTGAAGTCCCGAATAACGCGAGCCGTGTTGCGCGCCTGGCTGAGAGCCAAAGCACCCTGCGGATCGCCGCCGCGTGCAAGATTGCCGATCAGATCGTCAATTGCTGGGTTGTCGATCCCAACTTGTTGATCAAGGAGCTTCTGAACCTGAGTGGACTGATCCTGATATGGCTTCACGGCAACCTTCTGCTGCGCGACGAAGCCGTTGATCGTCTCATCCATGATGCCATTGTATTGGCGGCGCTCCGCCGGCGAGAGATTCAGACTGGTATCGGTCAGAATGCCATCGGCCTGCTTGCGCGCGGCGACAACGCCGTCGGCCGTCAAGGTCTTATTGACCGTTCCGACCAGGGCTTCCGCCATATTGCGCGATTCTGTGTGCTTAAGGTCGATATCGGCCTGCTTCTGCGACATGGTGAAATCGGGATTGGAAACCATGTTCTGATAGAGCGATGTGAGCTGGCCGCGCTTTGCCTGATAGTCTGGCGTATTCGTGCCGCCGCCTCTGGCGATGGTCGCCATCTCATCCATGAGGTTTTGGGCTTCCGCTTTGGTGTCGGCCTCGAAGACACCGATGTCACGCTTTCGCTTCACCTCGGAGACGCCCAAGCTGAATTGCGAGCCATACTGATCAAGCTGGGTCTGCACGGCGCCCTTTAGCTCATCGGGCGTATTCTTCAATATTCCCTTCTGATATGTGTTCCAACCTGCATTGAAGACGGCCGGATCGCCCTTCGCGGCGTCTGCCTGCTGCTGCCCCTGCGTTCGGATATCACCCTGCAGGCGTGCCATCATTCCAAGCTGTGCCGCATGGTTATAGGTGCGCGCCGTGTCTGTCGTGTTGTCCTTCAGCGTGACCTGAAGATTGCCGTCAGCATCTCGATAAACGGCGTTCGACCCTTCCTTCTGAGCAGTGTCGAGTTCGCTGTTATGGATACGCTGACCGACATCACCGAGGGCGCTGGCAATCTGCATATACGGATTTGCTGCTACGTCCGCCGGGACACCGCGAAGATCGGCTTGCAGGATGCCACGGTTCTGATTGACTGAGGGAAGACGTGCCATCGCTTACGACCACTTCAAACTGCTGAGACCCTTGACGGCGCCGCCGGCCAGTGAGAACAACCCGGCGGTCTGATAAGCCCCGGCGGCCCGATCTTGCGATGACGCCTCAAACCTTTTGCCGGTAACTGCCGTGACGCGATTTCGATCACTGAGCTGCGCCTGCCTCTCCTCGATCGCCTGACCGGTCGGGCTATTGGCACCGACACCGGACGATGCCCGGATCGCGCGGATATTCGATATCGTCGACATCAGATCCTCGCGATATGCGGTGTCGGTCTGGTTCGCCTGGACGCGCGCAAGCCCGGCCTGATCCTTCGCATTCTGCGCAGATTGATTGTTTCCGACCATGCCGCCGACGCCGGACAAAATGCCGGAACCTGCGATGAGTGCTGCGCTTGCTCCGCCGTCCATTAGATTGTGATCTCCGTTGTCAATTCGAGGAGCTTGAACTCACCCGGAAAGGTCTGCTGCAATGGAAGCTGCGGGTCGAAGTCTCTGCCGAGCACACGGATCTTGTATGTGTCGGATCGCAATGGCATCGGCGCCGCAAAATCATCGCCGCCGACATATCCAGCGACCAACCTACTGCCCATCTGGAATTCCTGAGTGTCTTCAACGCGCGCTGCTGCACTGACGATCCGGCGCCGGCGCAGGTTCTGCTTGTAGTCGTTGCCGCCTTCCGTCTGCTGGAAGAGCGGCGACAAGGTCCAGACAAAGAGATAGCCGACAATGACGTTCGTGAACCCGCTGATCCCAGGCACCGCGCCACCGGCACCGATCGTGACATCACCGAGATAGAAGCCATCAGCCCACACCTGCATGGTGGCGCCGGTGAACGCGCTGCTGATCACACCGCCAACGGCGGCAAGTGCGCAATCAGACTTCATCGCGGAATCGTTCTCCTCGACCACCGAAATTGTGCCGGCGCCGACGGGATAGACAGTCAGAAACTTTGCTTCATCGAAACGGGTGCAGACATCTTTCACGATGCCCTGACCGTTATGCTTCAACCAGCCGACATATTGCCGCGAGACATTATATTGCCCGAGCACGACACTGCCATCGCCGTTCACCACATAGATCTGCCGGCTCGCGTTCTGCGATGTTCCAGCGTTTGAACCGATTGCGACAATGCCATTGAAAAGGTGACGATGCCCTTCCGTCAGTTCTGTGACCTGATAAGGACGTGATTGCGCACCCGTGGCGCTGATCGCATAGATTCCGGTTCCGGTATCATCAACAAAAAGCGCGCCTTCCGTCACCTGAACGGGACGAACCGAGGAGACACGCCCAGAATAGAGCATGTTGAATTCGACAGATCCAGGCTTGAGAGGATTGTCGCCCGAGACTGGAATATAGAAAACGCCGCGATCCGTAATCGCAAACTCATCGTATCCACCGACCACATGGAAGACCCGGCAATCGGCCTGCAAATATTCGAAAATTGCGCTCGTATCGCTCGATGCCTCGATGAGATAATTCATCGGATCATCGACAGCAGACCAGATAATCGCCGCCTTGAACTGCGGGAAATCGCAAAAGATGATCCGGTTATCATCGACAGAAACCGACTGCGGCCAACCGCGATAATCGGACATGAAAATTTCAGTCCACTGGGTCGTTGCGCCTGGCGTTACAACCGACATATCCTCTGTATTCGCATCAGCGTTCGGCCCGACAAGGCGATCGGACGGGTCGCGCTGGCGATACTGATTGAGGATGACACCAGTGACCGTCTTGCCGACGATATCGATGGCAATAATCTCGATCTGGACCCCTGAGACGCTGGTTTCCGCGGTCTCACCAACGGTAAAACCATAAAGCTCAGTCGAATCCGCGAACACATATTGGACAGTCGGTGCCAGGCGCTCCAGCGCTGTAGCCGATGCGACAGTTCCGGAGGAAACAGAATCAATCCGAAGCTGACGGCCCGCATATCGGAAGATCGTACCGACATGCGCGGGATTTAGGACATTTGCGGAGAATGTTACCGTGATGCCAGAATCGCTAATGGCGCTGACCTGCATCGTGACGCCCTTGTTTCCGAAGCGATAGAACGGCGCGAGATATGTACCTGAGAGTTTCCGGTCAAATTGAAAATCCGCAATCGACCAAAGCCTGGAATTTTCATCGACAGAAACCACCTGCGTCCGCATTCCAGGACCACAGATAAAGGTCCGGTTCTCGTAGAAATCCCAAACCAATTTCGGGACGATATCAGCGGACCAAGGTGCAGCAAGCGTTTGCAGAACGGTATCGTTCTGATCTCGAATGCTCAAATAGCCACCGCCAAAACTAAGCGAATATTTCAGACCATCATGGAAGGGCTGGAATTGATCTGTTCTGCCTGTCTCGACAAATCGCATCGATCGGCCGAAACGCCGTTCCAGCGCTCCGGACGGCATCGTCTGCAGATTTCTTGCATAACGGACGCCAAATTTGAAGATGTCCAGATCGTCGCGGCGGACGGAATCCGGATCAATCTCGCCAGCCGAAAAATCACGCTGGCGTATAACCATCGTGTTGAAACTCATCCTCGCCTCGTGCGCCGCGCCATGGCGACCTTAGATTTGTAGATGTTGCGGGCTGGGTTTTGCTGATCGAGATGTGCGCGCGTCTCGATGATCAGATCCTTTGCTGCCTGATCCCTGACGCGTGCTTCCGTCATGTCCTCGTTGAGGCCGCGAAGGCATCCTGACTCCACCATCAGCGTGAGGACCTCCTCAGCCATTGGATGCCATGTCGCTTGGTCAATCTCGCGAACGACCTTTGCTGAAATGCCATCGGAGTGACGAGAACTCAGAACAAAGCCGATGATCTCGTATTCCGTGAGCGGGCAATTGTTGTAGTAGATTTCCTTGACGTGCAGCACTTGTGGCGGCGCCGGGATGCGAAAGCCATTCTGCGGAAACCGGCGGGAAAGGTTCTCCGCATCCGGCACACGGACAAGATTTTCAACCGTTACAGAGAACGGCCATGCGTGCATCGAGATCAGGAATTTGATCGCCCGGTCAAAGGCCGCATCCGCGACCTGATACTCTGCCGACGGATCATGCAGAATATTCACGCGGGCGTTGCCGGTGTTGATCAGCGCATTATTGATGACGGTCAGCTTATCCATACGCCGAATGTGTCGGAAGCGATGAACCCCGGCAAAGCACAGGCAAAGAAAAACCCCGAGGCATTGGGGTCCTCGGGGTTTCCATCAGTAGCCCGGCCGCGATGGTGAGGGACTACGTCAGCTCTGCGCCTTCGCGTCGGCGTCTGCCTTGGCCTTTGCGGCTGCATCCGTGTCGGCCTTCGCCTTTGCATCTGCGTCAGCTTTTGCTTTGGCCGCAGCGTCGGCGTCTGCCTCTGCTGCTTTCGTTGCCTTCTTTTCCGACCAGGGCTTGTCCGACCATTCCTTCGGGAAGTTCTGGACCGCCGCACGAGCATCAATCTCGTACAACTCGGTTTCGCCGGCATCGATGTGATAAACAGTCTTCAGCATTTCCTAAGACTCCAGTGAAAGACGGACTGCACGCGCTATTAAGCGCATGCGCCCGAGAGCCACGCAGCAAGCGTGATCGACGGTGTGGTGCCACCGAGGACGGCATAAAGCTGCAGATAGCGAAACACGTAATCGCCCCGCTGATTGGTGACAGGCAGAATAAACCGGCTCGAAGACTTTCCGGTCGACGGCACGGCATTCGACGCCGGGGTTACCGTCGGCAGTAGCCGGCCGGCAGTAGCGGCAGCGAAGTCAGAGACAGCGAGCAGGTCAACGTTGCCGTTGCCGAAAGCCACATCGTTCGAACCGAGCAGCATCAGGCGATAGCTTTCATCGGCAGAGGAAAGATCCATCGCCGAGATATCGAGTGCCAGCTTACCGATCCATCGGCCTACGCCGATATCGACCTGTGTCTGAATTGCGTTGACATAGCCCGTAGCAGTGATCGTCTGACCATTTGCGAAGGCGGTGGCGACATCGAACGGCAAAGCCCAATCGGGAGTGTTCGACGGAAGTGCGGACTTTGTAAGAGGCATTGGTCCAGTTCCTAGTTGACAGCCAAGCGGGTGATCGTGACCCTTAGGTCACGATCGTCGCTGCGGTGATGGAGGTCAGGCGGCTGAACGCGCGCGGATGCTCGCGAACAATACCCCAGTCCCACTTGATTTCGGCAACGTCGAATGGCGTGCCGATCTGGCGCTGCCAGTCGCCGACATCGAGCGGAGTTTGCTCAATGCCGTAGAACTTGCCGTCGCCGAGCGAGATGCAGTAGATCGAGCCCGTTACGGCGGCACCGCCGCCGGCAGCAACTTCGGTCATCGGGAGCAGATCCGGTGTATCGTCCGGCTCATAACCGAACAGGATCGGCAGGCCCTTGTAGCGCATGATACGGCGACCGAACTCGTCCGGAGCATTGTCATATGCCAACGACTGGCCGGTCAGCGTGGTATTGCGTGCGGCGGCATCGAGATATGGCATAAGCGTGCGCGGGAACAACCAGTGTGTCGGGCGGTTGACCGACCAATACAGGATGTCGAGGTTTGCGAGCGAAAGCGCTGCGCCGCCCGAAGCTGCGGAGTTGTTGAAGAGGTTGGTGCTCAGGGTGTTGCAACGAACCTGAATACCGTTCGGCTGCTTGGCGCCGGTAGCGGAATTGTCGCCCTTCACGATCACCTGACTGGCGAACTGCGATAGAGCGATGTTCTTCAGCTCAAGCTGCTTGATCCGGTGCTCCGGGCCAAGGCGGTCGACGAGGGCACGGTCGACTTCGACGAATTCGTCGATCGGGAAGGTGTCCTCTTCGCGCAGGTTGAAGGAACCGGTGTCCTTGTTGCCCTGAGCGTTGAAGTTACGGAAGCCGACAGCCGGGAGGCGGCCGATGTCCATGAATTCCTTCTTGCCGTTCTGAGCCGGCATCATTGGGAAAGCGGCCAGCAGGTCCGAAGTCTTTGCCATGTTTTCGACGAAAACGCGTTCGCGAGACGTTTCGGGAAGCGTCTTTGCGTACTCTGCCATGGTGATCGGCGCGCTGATCGCGGACGGTATCGCCGTGATGGGCATTTACTGTTCTCCTTAAGTCCTGGCGTTGCGAGCTTCGATCGCAGCCATCCGCTGCCGAAAGCTCATGTTTTCAAACCCTTCGATTTTTGAAGAGTCAGCTTGCTCGCGACCCGCGCCGGGCGTACCCGGCACATCTCCCCTGTAGAGCGACATCAGCCGCTCGAAAGCTTGAACCTGCTTCGCAGTGAACAGCATGCCCTTGAGCTCTGTCCCCAGTTCCTTGCCAAGCTTGGCATCAACCCAGGACGTGACAGCCTCGATGCGCTCTTTCGAGCGACTACCGAGTTTGTCCGCTTCTACCTTCAACGAAGTCACGCGCTGTTCGTCGGCGGCGATGTCCATGCTCACGCCGAGGGCGAGGACATCTTGGAAGTCCTGCTGCGACCAGCCCTTGCCGTGGGCGATCTTCCGAAGTTCGACGATGCGGGGGTCATCGGGATTGACGATCTGCTGACCATCCTCAAGCTGGATATGATCCGGCAGCTTGAAGGTCTCCGGCAGTTTCACCTCATACGCATCAGCGCTTTCCGGCCGGGAAGCATCAGCGGAAATCCGTTCAGCCTTGAAGGCGACGAGATCGTCGAAGTCCTGCTTCTTGAAGCCCTTATCGCCATCCCAAAGGGATTCCGGCAACCAGTCAGGACGCTCCAGCTTTGCAGGCGGTGGATCAGCACTTACCGGTGGCGGCGGATTTTCGCCAGGAGCTGGCGGAGGAGGGTTACCGCCAGGTACAGGCGGCGGTGCGGGAGGAATATCAGGCGCTGCTGGGGCGGGAGCGGTAACGCTCGCCAGACCTTCGGGAGCAAAGCAGATCCGCGGGCCTCGACCCGACGCGACCCACGCAACACTACCAGCTAGCCGGACCGTGTCGGCGGCTTTTGCGGAGCTTGTCTGCTGGTTGTGCAGTTTTTCTGCCATCATCGACTTTGCCGGATCCATCGCTATCCGCATCCTCTTCTCGCATCGAAATCAAATCTGATGCGAATTTGCGGCGCTCGTTATGAGCGTGCAAAGCACAGGTATCGGATGGCCCGATTTCCTCTAGGATTCCTTGGAGAGCGGCGAGGAAAGATGCGGCCTCTCGCTGCCGCAGAATCCATCGAACTGACTGACGAACGACATCATCATTGAGCCGGGGGTGTTTGCGCACTATCGCCTCCTGATGATTGCTGCACGGCGCCGAGCACCTGCTGTACAAGCGTCTTCGCCTCGGCCTCGGAACGAAGCACGATGACTTGGTCCTTCACCAGCTTCTTGATGTTGTCCATCGTCTTCATCTCGTCGATCGAGGCTTGCGATGTCTGCGGGAAGAAGCTCTTGAACAGGCCGAGAAGCTGCGATGCCACTTGCAGTTTCTGGTTATCCTGCGCCTGTGTCGCTGGGTTGTTCGGCGTCAAGGTCAGCGCCTTGCCGTTGAACTTCACCTTTTCGATCTTGCTGTCTTTATCCAGCAGATATTCGAAACGGCGATAAATCTCGTATGGGCCTTCACGCCAGAACTTAGCGCCCGGCGTTCCGATACGGCGCTGCGCCCGTACCATCTCGTCCGTCCACTGTGTCGCGGTCGGAGGAGTGTCGCCTTTCTGCTCCGGATAGTCGGCGAAGAACTTGCGCTTCACCCGGCGCTCAAGATCGGTCGCGGTATAGAATCCGATGTCCGGGCTGCCCATGAAGGCAAGCGAACCGAAGTCGCCGCTATTGCCTCCCGGCCTCTTTGCGTAGGCGCGGCCGGGCTCAAGGCCGCTATCGAAGTTAACGACACCGTCATCCGGGTACCAGATTGGCGGGTTCAGCGCGACTTCGCAGGCGTCTTGTGTTGTGGCCGTTATTGTATCCAGAACGCGAAATTCCTGCAGAGACTTGATCGCAGGCCCATTTCCCCAAGCATGCAGTTTATCGGGCGAGAACCGGAAGACGAGCAAAGGCAAGCATCCTTCGCCGACCAGGTGGCTGAAATAAACCTGCTTCTTGTCGACGAGAAGGACATGCACATACACATCATCTTCAGGGACGGTCCAATCACGCCAAAAGCACCAACAAACCTCAGCCATGCCATTCGGCCGGTCTTTGATCTTGCGCTCGATGGTATTCGGCAATTCGACTTCCCGGCCAATCAACGAGCGAAGATTTCGATATTTCACAAACCGGACGCGGAAACGATCTCCGACATTGCCGTCGGGATCGACGTTGATTTCCAGCTCCTGAAGAGGGACATGCTCGACCTTGTATGGCCGGCCGGCGCCTGGCGCTGCGGTCCACAGCCCTATTGTGCCGATCGCTGCATCTGGATCAAGAGCCCCGGAAATCTCGGATGTGAAGTTGGAACCGTTGATAGCGGCGAAGACGGTCTTGTCATAATTTTCGATGTCGTCTTGCAGCCCATCGATGTCGTCGTCATCGGCGCCGTCGACGCGAGATGCCTCAGCAGACGACACGACCCAACGCTGACCGAGCGGGAAAAAGGCCGCTATCACTTCCGTGGCGAAGTCTTCCGAAACTTCCGAGCCGAGGCCGGTGGCGAGCTCATCGACATCGCGAGTCAATATCGCTGACGGCTTGCTACTCGAAGACATTTGCCTCGAAAGACGTGGGCGGGTGAAGAAGTAGGCTTCCTGCAAATCTGGTAGCACAACGGATTTTTGCGTCCGAGCGTCGGCGAGGCGCTGACATGCGTCTTCCGAATAATCCTGGATTTTCGCCTCAGAAGTCTTGCTGGTATCTGCCAATATCCAACCCCTCACGAGGTCGCGCCGGCAAGTGACTGCCGGGCGCCGTAGATTCGGACAGACTGATTTGTCTTGTCGGCGATCTGGTCACGAATCGTATTGATGTTCTCAAGTTCGGACTGGCGCTCCTGGCGCTTCATCTCGTCGCTCTCTTGGGCTTTCATGCTTGTCATCCACCACGATCGATCCACCGTTGCGCAGACATTGCCGAAGAAAGGCATCCGGCCGCAAAGCACAGCCGCCGAGGCCGAGGAGATGTGCCACCGCCGAAACGCAGTTGAAGACTGCTTTAGGCCGGAATTTGGTATCGTGGGGATCAGGCGCCGGCATTCTGACCACGCACCCCGCATTGCTATAGAAAGCAAGAAGGCGATCGGCCTGCTGATCGCTCACAGTGATGATGCGCTGTCGGCCAGTCAGAAAGCTGAAGAAAGTCCATGTCCTCGTGTTGGGCGCCATCCCAAACGCTGAGACATGCTTGTATCGCCCTGGCACGAGCCGCCGGACCCACCATCGATCGCTGTCTCGATGGAAAACGACAAACCATTCTGCCGGCTCGCACGTTGCCAGATCGTAATCCCACTCGGAGCCATAATTTCCGATCTCGCTAGAATCCACCGCGCCGCCTCGATTTTGGTCTGAAGTTGATGTTCACCGGCTGGCCGCTACCGGAAGAGCCGCGCGATCGGCCTATAGCCGCCCGGCCTTCGCCAGCGCCGAGCACCATGTATTGCGTGGCGTCAGCGATATCGGAATACCTATCCTTGAAGGGCGTTTCCTCATGCCGCGACGTACCCTTGATGCGCCTGAAGTGATAGCCGCCCTCGCACGCCACCTTCAGCGTTCGGCAGTTGACGCCGCACACCAAGAACCGCGGCGCGCCGTTGACCATCGTGATCATGGCGTATTCGACGGCCTCGATGCGCGTCTGAATGTGATTGTTCTTCACCGGTGCCGCGCGGACCGTCATGCCGAACGACGCGAAAATGTCGTATGCCGTCGTCTCGTCCGCCTGCGTTCCGTCGTCACCCTTCGGATCGCCGAAGAACTCGACGCTGTATCCGTCGCCGCGATCGCCACGGCCGCCGAGATGCCAATCACCGAGACGCCGATCGAGGAGCTGCTTGACCAATGGCGCAAAGATCGATGCGCCAACGCCGCGGCCCGCGATCTCGGCGAAGATCCGCCAGCGATTGTTCACGAGCTGCCCGACGACGCACGCCGGATTTCGCCCGAAGTCGAGCCCGACATAAACCGGCCAGCCCGGTATGGGCTCGAGCGCCAGCTTCGAAACGTGGCTGTCGGCGTTGAACTGCCCCCACACCGGCTTGCCATCGACGAACACCGTGATCTTGTTCAAGACGCGGCTATCGATCCACTGCTTCGTCTTGCCCTTGATCTTTTCCGCGTAATAGCCGGGCTTCAGCCATTTGGTGTTTTCGGCAAGCGGGTTCATCCGATAGCCGGTCAGCATGCCGGCGGCGTCCTTGATCTCCAACATCGCCGGCGGCTGCACATGGTAAGCCCATGTGTCGGGCTTCTGGAACGAAAGTCTTTCCTCTTCTGTCCAGTCTTCCGGAAGTGGAACCTCGCCCATCATCAGCGGGATGAAGTGATCCTCGCGCGGCGCGTTCATGTCAGCTATGACGCCATCCCATGACGCCCCGCCATCCTTCACCGCCGGATAACGGCCCGTTCTCGACTCGGCCTCGTCCAAGATCGCCTTGTCGATGAATTCCAGCTCGTTGAACCAGATCCCGGTGAACTCGAACGATCGCAGCTTGCGGATATCGTCTTCGCTGTCGAGCGCGAGAAAGATGATTTCCATCTCGATATCGCCGAGGCGGATCACATGACGAAAAGGCCGATCCCAATAGAACCGACCATAGATGTCCTCCGGAAACCAGTCGAGCCAGGTCTTGACCGTCGTGTTCTTCAGATCGGGGAACGTGTTGCGGCAGACCGCCCAGCGCGTCTTCCTGACGCCATCGCCGTTCGGCCGCTGCTCACACGAGATCGACCACATCTTCATGATGCAGGCCGTCGACGTGCCGGACCCAATCGAGCCGCGGATAATCGAAACGTGCTTCCTGCACTCAAGGAAATCCATGAGCACAGCGCCGTCGGGATCATAGATCTTGCGGCCGGACGCATCGAGCTCGATCGTGGGCAGTACCGGCGGCCGATCCGGTTCGATTACCTCAAGCATGGTCATACCTCGCAATAGACCTGACCACGAAGCACCAACCCGCTCCGCATCGCCGAAATCCGCCGCTCCGCATCGCCGAAATCGTACGCGAAGAAGTGAATGCCGAAGGTCGAGCCGTCGATCCTGTATTCAGCCCGAAACGCAAACATCTTCTGGCCATGCTCATCCGTCGTCACAAACGACGGATCAGGGCCATCGCGCTTCTCTCGTTCGGAGGCGAGGTCGATGATCGTCATCAGAAGAAGTTCCCACATTCATGCTCGCAAACGAGCTTTACCCCTGGCTTCAAAACAATCCGACCGATGCGGCACCGCCAGAACTTCCAACCGATCCATGGCTCCATCGCTCAATCTCCTGAAGATGAAAAAATTCCAGAGCTCAACTTCTGGAATGGGAAATCGTGTGGGTGAGGGTGGACTGGAAACTCCGCGCCCGAATTTCCCCCCCCACCCCTCCTGCGGGCGATTTCCAGTGAACAAAGGGGGTACGGGGCCGCGTTCCTCAATCGTCATCGGGAACATCATCCAATGCACTCAATGGGATAGCGTCATCGACGTCCAGATGCTCTATCTGTGGGCCGCGTCTGTCCTTGCTCCGATCGATGCGGATCACATAGCCAGGCGTCACGGTCACGCTGCTGTTGACCTGCACATTCACCGTCGCACCGACAGCATGGCTCGGTCTGTCCATACCATCCAGATACTTAGCCGCTTCGAACTGGATGCGCTCGGCCTGTGCATCGAGCAATTCACCCATCTTGTGCAAGGCACGGGGGCGAAGGCTCGTTCGCAACATCTCTTGCTGCTGGTTCAAGTAAGCGAGAACGTGTGGCTTGGAGAGAGCGATGCGAAGTGCGTTGTCCGTTATTCCGGCTTGTTTCGCGGCGTCGGCTCGTTTTAAGCCCTCGAACACCATTGCGTTGATCGCAGTGCGCTGTCTGGGCGTGGCGCGGATCGCTTTTTTTTCTTTCTTGATGAGAGCAGCGGCTTTTTGTGCTTCAGCGCCATATGCGGTGACTGACTGCTTGGAAGGCATGACCATCGCTTGTCCTGTGCCTCGATGCGATCTCTCGTTACGGCGGAGATGAATTGAAGAAAGAGTGTGCGCGCGAAGCGGTAACAGGTCGGGGAAATGGCTGTCAAAGCACTGATGGTAACTGTCACTAAAACGGCTGTTTACTTACATTAACCGCCAGAGAGACACATCAGCGTATCCTAATATCAGCACGGTTTGCCGGATGTGCGCGATTGATTCGTGGCGGTTAATGTCACTAAATCGCCAATTTGCTTACAGTAACCGCCGATTACGGATTGACGGTGATGGGAGGATGTGCTTGTATGTGGCTACCGGTTGCCAGCCGGCTCTATCCACTCACAGAAATAGGATGATCCCCATGACCAATATCCCTGCTGATGGCTCGACCATCATCTTCACCCGCAAGCCGAATGGTTCGTATGCTTCGGAAGGCGTTGCCTATCTCGTCAAGCATTATGGCAAGCGCACGGTTGACCTGCAGAGCGTCGAGAACGGCTCGCACACCCAGGAGCAGGCTTATGCGTTCGCCCGCTCTGTCTGGCACGTTGCAGCGTGAGGGAGGCGACGATGTACGTTTTTCAATTCATGGACGGTTCGTGGTGCATTGATCGTTTGACGAACAGCAACGTTCTGTTCTCGGCCCTCATTGCCGACAAGACGGTGTGGAGCCTTTACGAGCGGCATTATGACACCCGCACCGACGCTGAGGCGGGCATGAAGAGGATCAATGAAATCCTTGCAGCCTGACATCAGCGCAACGGCCATCCGTGGCCGTTATGCGGGTGCCAGCCCGACAACCTCACAGAAGGATGAACACCATGAGAAAGATTGCTTTGATCGCCGCGACGGCATTTGCCGCAGGCGTGACGGTTGCCGCGACCGTGATGGCGTGGCCGATGAACCAGACGCGCTATGAGCTGCAGGTGACGGACTATGCCGGCAACCTATACGTGGCCGGATCTGGCGACGATTGCGCAGCGGCCTTTGAGGGCGCGCAGTTCCCGGCCGAATGGCGCGAAATCAATTGCGTGAGGGCGAAGTGATGCAGATCTATACCGCATTCTGTCTGCACACCGATGGACGTGGCACCACATGGATTTGCTGCGTTAGAGCATCGAGCGTCGAGGAAGCGCAGGAGACTGCGAAAGCCGCATGTGCTGATGATTGGGGATGCGAGCGCGATGAAGTGCACGTTCTCGGCATAGCCGAGGGCGATATCAATATCCTGCACTGGCAGGACTTCGGCTGAAACAGAAAAGGCCCGGGAGTTTTGCCAGCACCCGGGCCACACCCTTGCGGGCTATCCTCACAGAAAGGATGCCCGCTTTTACCACTGCACCGAGGGTTTGAGCAATGGCGATTGAGTTCTATGTTGGACTCCATCAGCCGGGCGATGCACAGCATTTCGAGCTTTCGTGCATCAGCATCAACCGGCTGCGAGATCGAAAGAAGCCGCTAAGCGCCGGCCGCATCCTGTTGGACAGCGGCGCATTCACCGAGCTTGAGCGCCATGGGCATTACCGCCACGGGGTAGAGGAATACGCTGCTCAGGTGCGCAGGCTGCATGAGGAAGGCATTGCCGACATCGCTGCGGCCGTCGCTCAGGACTACATGTGCGAGCCGTTTATGGTATCCAAGACAGGACTGAGTGTTGAAGAACATCAGCGCTTGACGATCGAGCGCTATGACGCACTTGATACCTGCAATCTCCCCGTTCCCGTTTTACCGGTTCTGCAAGGATATCATCCGGCCGACTACGCGCGGCATGCAGAGCAGTACGGCGAGAGGCTCACTCATGGAATGTGGGTGGGCGTGGGATCTGTCTGCAAGCGTCAGGGCGACCCACGCGCGATTATTGCCGTCCTGCAGGCTATCCGATCGGTGCGGCCTGACCTACGCTTGCACGGCTTCGGCGTCAAAAAGACAGCCCTGATGCATCCAGGGGTACGAGATCTCCTCGATACAGCGGACAGCATGGCGTGGTCATTTGCAGCTCGCAAGCAGGGCCGCAACGCAAACGACTGGCGAGAGGCGAAAGCCTTTGCAACAACAATCGAAGCCACCACAACACAGGCACGGTCACCCTGGCAGATGGAGCTTTTCGCATGACCATGGACAGCCAACCCGAAAATCTGCATGTTGCCGAGATTGCCAGCATGCAGGAACCGCTAATGGAAAGACCATCCGCCGACGCGCCCGAGGCCATCAAATGCAGATGGTGGCGGGAACAGTTCGTGAAGCTGTCGCGGGAGGATTTGGCGATGATGACGGGCTTCAGCGTGTCCGCAGTCCGCGACTTCGAGCACCCCGGTAAGGATATCGATCCCATGGCCCGCAAGCGGTACAGGCTGGCGTGTGCGGCGGCGGTGATCGGGATCGAATTCGATTGGATGGAAACGACACTGCGGATTTCGCGGCCGGTCGAGATCAAGATGATGGGTGGCGAATGAGCGATCGTATCTACGTCGGCGCCATCGTCCAAACCGTCGGTATCCGCTCGCCCTCGATGCTGGTCACAAAGTTGCACCTGCATAACGAAGATCTCGAATTCGCCGAGCTGCTATGGTTCGACGCGAACATGAACGCGCGGCAACTCACCCTGGACACGTCGCTGCTTGAGCATGTGCCGCTTGCCGACTGATCGAGCCGCGCCCATATCAGCGGCATGGCTAAGCGAGAGTTCACATCGCCCTATCTATCGGATCATGCAGGCGGCAAGGTCGTCGTGACCTGTCCGACGTGCGGGATGAGACGCCAGTATGATGTGAATGCAATGCTTGAGAAGATTGAAGATCTGCCAATGCCGAGCCTGCTTGCGGTCATTTCCCGAGCAGAAGGGTGCGAGAGGGTCGATAATCTCTATTCCGACAGGTGCAAGCTGCACTACGACCTTGAGGCTATGCTTTTCTTCTTGAGGCAGTGATTTTCTGCTCCACTCCCGGATACTTCGGCGTCTCCGCTGGCGCCGGCATCCAAGCACAATAGCGAGCAGTTGGAGGCAATTCCTCACCTGTTGCGTAGCAAAGAACGATATCGACTATTTTCCCCTCATCCTTGTATCGATTTATCAGCAGATCGACTCCAGAGTAGTCGGCTCGCAGCGCAAATATCATGCGGTCATGTTGTATACGTGGTCCATTGAACCAAGGATTCCATTCCATCGCCATCTCCATCGCTAAGGTCAATGGGTTGGCACCAAAGGATATTCTGACGGGCATGTCCATCACTTTTTCCTTTCCGCAGCTTTCGAGGTTAACCAGTCCTCGATCTCACTCTTGATCCATGCCACACGCCTGTTGTCGATTGCTATAGGCTTAGGGAATTGACCATCATTCCCCATCTGCCTGAGTTTCTGCATGCTGAAAGGAACCCCGGTCACTGGCTTTATCTGAGTATACAGAAGGATTTCTTTGCCCTTAAAATAGTTGCTCCCGCTGGGAGAACTCGAAATGCCCTCACGATCACGTGGAATATAAGAGCCGACAATAACATTGCTCCTCGACGTATCGACCGATGGCAGATCAAATTCGCCACGCGCCCATTTGAAAAGGTTTTTGGCAATGATAGGCTGAACATGGAATACTGAATTCAGTATCTCGTGCGCCTCATCGTTTGAGACTGTCGATATTATGTCTATATCTTCCGATAGATCCATCATTTCAGAATAGCTTAATCTCAAGATTGCGCTTTTGATCTCGGACAGTTTGTCACTCATTATGCTTTTTCCTTTGTTTTCCACATTTTGAACACGAAAACTGATTGCTGATGTTCTTGGCGTCGATCACTACGCGCCCGCGATGTCCGCATTCGCACTGAAACGTCATGCGGATGTCAGCGGACCGCCGAAGCGCCGCAGCCAATTGAAAGCGTAATTCTGCCTTACTGAGCCGAGGCTTTTTCAAAGATCGCCTCTTTCAGTTTGACGGCTCCGATTCGGCAATGACGCTTCGTTTCATTTTCGAGACGAACGATAAATTGTTGCTGGGCATGCCGCTCCCAGGCCTTGGCTGCGGCGCTATTGTAGGACGCCCCTCGATCAGATATTCCGACACGCTTATTCTTTTTTCTGCTGATTTCAGCGTATATATCGCGGGCAATTTGTCGCGCCGCATCCAGGGAAATGGCTCCAAACACACCAATCTTACGGCGTGTAGGGTTCCTACCTCCAGCCAAACGGCCGACAAGCACATAACTCTTGCCTCCAACGTCTGAAACTCGAACCCCGAATCCCGGCACTATCGCATCATATACTACATATCGCTGGCCTGATTGGGCTCGCTGCAAAGAGCCTATCAAGGCTTCAGTTAGCAATTTTTTTGACACTGCCATTCTCCTTCGTTTTACGTGGGCGCCGCGGCAGATCAACAAGGACGATGCCAACGCGCAAAGCCCCGAGCCACAATGGGAATATCTCTGGACCAATACCCCGCCCCTGCATCCTGCCCCAATTTTCGAGCTTGCTGGCATACCCCTCCTGCATGCCAGAGAGCGCGTCGAGTTCTATTGATGTGATTTTAAGCGCATTGCGGCGTGTGATCATGGCATCTACGAATGCCCGGTAGTCTGTGATGACCCCTGAAGTAGCTTTGAGACCAACGAAACGGCCTTCAAGGTCCGGATCACGGCCGCCGCGGTTGGATTCCCATTTCTCAAGGTCATACTCGCTGAAGTATTTGCGGTTGCTGATTAGAACCGAGCGCGGAAAATCCCGATCCTTCTTGGTCCAGCGGTCAACTGTGCGGCGCGTGACGCCATAGCGAACAGCAACATCGCCGATCGAGAGATATTTTTCATTTTTCTGTCGAGTGCTCATTAGACAAATCCAGACATTTCGCGACAAACAGCGTTAAAATTCAACGTCCGCATACGCCTCGACCGGTGGCGAAGGAGGCATATCGGAAGTCTCATCGACCTGAGTTTCAGGCTCGAACATGTCGGCTCTGAGGACTTCCTGCGTAACGACCTGCCGCAGCGAGCCAACCGGCCCGTACCAGGCGCAGAGAATGCCGCTGTAGACGCTGCCCGGCGGCATCTTGCGGCCAGGACCTATCGAGGCCGTGTAGCTGTCGACCTCAAGCAAGAGCTTGCGTTCCTCGTCAGCCATCTTCTGCCGGGCGAGCTGAATACGCTCCTCGATCAGCACCGGCTTACGAGCCACAGGGCGATTATCCTCGATCTGCATGCGCTGTTCGGCAATCGCTACCTGCTTTTGGACGAACTGCATCTCAGATCGGATCGCGGCGGAGAGTTCTGCCGAGCTGGGTGCGAAGCTCTTGGAAACGCCGTCTATCTCGCCCCGGATCAGCTTCACCACAACGGTTTCCAGCGCGTGTTTTGTGCACTTGTGGCAGGCGATCAAGTAGGCTTCCGACAGATCCTCAACGCTGCCCTTCTTCGGCTGCAAGGCGCGGAATAGCTTTCCGAGGGCCGTCGAAATCTCCACGCTCGTAGCTTCCCTCAATCGTCCGTCCATCGTCGTATCCCTGTTCGCTTCGTGCTTTTTCGAGGAAGAAATCGGCTAGGTCAGGCAGTCGAGGCGGCGGCTGACCCCGAGCAACTTGCGCCGGCTGATCGTTCCACCGGTCCTGATTGAGCCAGGTCGAGAGGTTGCACCAAGGCCTATCATCGGTTTTGCCGACGTAGACCCGCAGCCCGGCCAGAATGGTTTCGAGGCTGGCACGCTGGCGAGCCTTGATGAACGATGCCAGCGCCACCGGCTTGCCGACCTTGTGGGGATAGATCGGCCAGATCTCGCGATCGAACTCGACGCCGAATTTCGGCTTTGGAGCGCGCGTGTTTTCTTCTGAACGAAGTGAAGAAGAATCTATTCTGGTTATGGTATCTGGAAGATGCTGTGGCGCAGGCATAGCATTTGCTACGCGCGCCTCCTTATCTTTCAATGCCTTAGCGCTTCCACCAGCCGCCCCGGCGGAAGCTCTCAATTGAGATTTACTCTCGCTTTTTTGGAGCTCTTTTGTCAGGCGATGGTGTCTGACCTCCTCACCGTCGACCTCAAAAAACGCCATCATATCGGGCGCAATCGTCTTCCATTTTTTTACTGACATACGGGCCACGCGAGCGAGCTTGGACTCGTCAGAAGGCAACTTGCCGCCAGCATTCCACATCGCCATGAGGAGCAACATGTAGGCGCCGATCTGTTCTGTGGAGAGCTGCAGAGTGTCTCCGATGAAGTCGGACACGTAGAGCTGCATGAAAGGCCGTTCGCTCAAGACCGCGCCTCCATCTCGTCTAGGTATGCGCCTATGAATTCTGCAGCCATCAACGGAACGATGGCATTGCCGGCTCCGTGCAAGTATTCTCTAGCCAACTTCGTGGGTATCCCATCATGCTGAGAACACACATAGGGCAAGGCGTTCCCTTGAAATGCATGGATAAGTGGATCTGCTTCCCTAAAGAAACGCGCCGCATTATCGATGGATTGTTGAGATTGCCGCGGTCCCGGTTGTCTGTCGCCAGCGGTCGAGGCAACAAAATAAAGCCGCTGGCCTTCAAAGCTTGCGCCGACACTGAGAGCTGGAAGTACGATCGTCGCGCAGGCGTAACCTTTTTCCTCCAAGTCATGAAAGGCGTCATCGACCCATCCAGCGGCAACTGCTTCATCAACCTGTTCGCCAAAGATCTCGTCAGGCTCGCACTCGCTGATGAGCCGGTCAAAATCCGGCCATAAGTGGCGCTCATCTTGTTGGGCGGTAGACTTAAAGGCTGTTGAGCTGAAGGGCTGGCAAGGGCAACTTCCTGTCCAAACAGGTCGACTATCGGGCCAGCCAGCGATTCGAAGAGCAAGCGGCCAGCCTCCGATTCCTGCAAAGAAGTGGCACTGGTCAAAGCCGATGAGATCGGACGCTGCGACATCGGTAATGCTCCTGTCGTCGACCTCACCGGCCGGGATTAGCTTTTCCTCGACGAGGCGTTTCAATATCCTGGCCGCTGACTTTCTGTTTTCGTTGTAATAGGCGACCATCAGTCCACCTCTTGCATCTGGCGCTGGATGCTCTTGCGCTTGCCGCGGAACCGACGGTTCGCTTTCTGGAAATCCTTCTTGAGCTGGCTGCGGGTTTGCTCTTTCATGCGCCCGATCTGCCCGACCTGGCTGTCACGCATCCAGTTCGTCATGACCGTGGCAACCCTGCCGTTGCGGATGACGTAGGAGAAGCCATCAAGCCGCACCACGCAATCTTTGAACCCGGCAGCAACGACAGCCAGCACAGGGCGGGAGAGGATCAGTTCACGAACGGCATCCACCGGCAGGCGCGCACGCTCGCAAGCAATGGCGACGCGCTCACGGTCTGCCAGCAGTTCAGTGCCAGCCAACCATTCATCCACCGGCAGGCCAAGCACGCGTTCGAGATAGCGGAAGATTGCGTGAAAAGTGACGCGATCAAGCATCAACGGGAATCCTCCCGGCTGGCATGAGAAGCTTCGTGAAGATCGAGATATCCGTCTTGCGCTTTTCGAGAGGGCGGAAGCACGCGACATTGAAGAGGATACAGTGACCAGTCAGAGGCCCATCAGACTGATCAAGCGGGATTTCCTCGAATCCCAAAAACAACTCTCCGTTTCGGATTTTCATAACCGAAATCGTGAGCACTTCATTGAGCATCGGAATGCGAGTTGGAACTGAATATCCATCGCATGACGCTCCACCTTCAAAATGATCGCTGATGCAGACGCACTGCACGCCGGGAGCCGCCCAGGTGTTCATATGGCAACCTCCCGCCCGATGAACCGCGGGCCGCCGACGTGCTGGGCGTGGAAGCGATACCAGGCACAGTTATCTTTGCCGGTCTGCTTCGTGCCCGGCTCCCAGCAGAGACGACCGACGCTGACGATATGGCTACATTGGTCCATGAACGGGCCAGATTGCTTCGTGTGCGCCCAATCGGCGTCAAGAAGCAGCCACGTTGGAGCCATCTCCTGAAAACGCAGGATCATCGGATGAAGGATCGGGCGCTTCCAAGGTGTGTTCGAGATGATCACATCGAATACAGCATCTTCGTCGAAGGGATGGACCAAGGCATCAAGGCCGGTCGTAATGTCACCCTCGTAGGCGCACACAAGCCCGGCAGCCTGTAGCTGACCAACTAGATATCCTTCACCAGCACATGGTTCCGCAAACGTACGGACGCCGCGAAGATGAGGGAGAAGGAGCGCCACCGCACGCGGATCGATGGTCTGATAGGCATCGCGCTCTTTGCGCTCGAAGGTTGAACGTTTGCCCATGTCACGCCGCCCTCTCAAGCTCGCGAACAGCCCGACGCTCGCTCAGGGTGCCAGAACCGCGAGACAGGCGAGCGTGATAGGCGCAATAGGATTTGCCCTGCTCGGAGATGTGGCCGCAGAACGTGATTGCGGCGCGTTCACCTTCCGGCCAACGGCAGCTATCGCGCTCGAGCTCCATCAATGTCAGGTCGAGGGATTTCGGCTTCGGAATGGACTCGACGACCGGCGGCGGCGCGCGATCCATGAAATCCTGCAACTCGGCTATCTTGACCGGATCAGGCTTTGCCTTGCGGACGCGGGCCGCACGAACCACCGGTTCAGCCTTTGGCATCAGCTTACCGCTGCCCAGCTTCAGGCCCAGGCGCGTGACCTTACCAATGACAGCGTTGCGGCTGATGCCGCCGAACTGCGAGGCGATCTGCGAGGCGCTGTGACCGTCGGCAACAAGCCGCTTGAGCCTTGAAATGGATTCATCTGTCCATGCGAAATTCATCTGATCCCTCACAACGCTATGACGGGCGCCGGCACGCCTTCGAGGCTGATCACCTCGACGACGAGACCGGCTTTAGCCCCAAGAATTTTCCAGCAGGACGAGAACGACACCTGCGCGTCATCGGCGTAGGCAATCTGGTTCAGAGCGTCCTTGACGATTTTGGTGATGTTGTCAGCGTCTGGTTTGGTGATCTTCCACCCGCCGTCGATGGCGTTGAGACGCGCTTTCGTGGTCGATTTCGGCCAGAGGTAAACGGCAGCTATCTTGAGCTGTAGCGGCCCGACCAAAGGGCCGGGGAACGCCGCCATTTGCCGATGAGCTTCGGCGCGGATCATGCCCATGTAATCGCGCTGGCGCTTGGGCGTGAACTTGACGACGGTCTTACCGCCGCCAGCACGAGCCCAGGGAACGACATCGCCGGGAATGATGAACTTGATCCGCGCCGCCACCGTCATAGCTATTCGGCTCCCGGTGCGTCGGCCGTGTCAGTATCAGGCAGATTGTCGACGGCATGATCTGCCGAGGTATCTTCATTGACCGCTTCGCCATCTTCGTCCGCCGGTTCTTCTTCCTCGTCGTCGAACGGGATTTCAGGCTGATCCTTGTCGGGCTTGGCCTCCGCCTTCTGGCCGATGAACTGATCGGGATTGGCAAAGATGATGATTGCCGGCTGTCCGATGCTCTCGGCAATCTTCTCGATATTGGCGACTGACGACGAGGCGACCAGCTCGGCCTTGATCTCATCCTTGACGGTGAATTTCGCGATGCGACCGAAAACAGGCTCGCTGCCGTGTGAGGCGATGATCGCGACCGCCCGGCGAACAATGGTCTCAGTCGCATTCGTGATCGCATAGATCTTGTCGGCCTGAGCCTGCTCGCTCATCTTCGACCAGGGCGTTTGCATGCTGCGAATATGGGTCAGCATCACATCGCGGAGATCGCCAGATAGCGTTTCAGCCGCCAAATCTTCGGTGCTTTTTTCAGTCATTATCCATCGCTCCTAAAGCTCTTCGAAGGGTGATGACCTGCGGACGCGCGAAGAGCGTCACAGCCGGCAGGTTTTGGTCAGAAGATCCGACGACGCGGACGCATCTCGCGCACGAGACTGATGACGGACAGCGCTGAGACGGCGCTCACGATCATGGCGGCGAGAATTGCGGAGATGATCACCATCAGCGATCACCCATGATGTCGGTGTGCCTGTGGGTGATCGGAGCGCCGTCGTTGCCGCGCAGCGGGCCAGCCTTCTTGCGGCGGTGGATCAAGACGCGGATACCGGCATCTTTGCAGACGACCGAAAGACGGTAGAACCAGCTCGACAACTGCAGCAGGCGGTCAGCAACAAAATCCCGCATTACTTCATCCTCCCTTTGAGCTTTTCGAGCTGATCGCGGTGCCAATCTAGCTTTGCCTCAAGCTCCGCGATCTGAACGCCGCGTTCGAATTCCTTCCACCAGCGGGTGCCAGAGCCTTCCATGATGGATTGCAGCAGTTCGAACCCGGCGTCGGAACGCAGCAGGTTGACCAGCGCGTCGGCGCCCGGTTCAGTCCGGCCTTCAAGCCAGAGTTCAGCAGCGCGCTTAGAGATTTCGGCACGGCTGGAAAGATTGATGGCGGTTTTGGAGGGCCAGAGACGGCGAGCCATGTCGCACACGGCGTCAACACACCGAATCCTATTCCGGTTCTTGCTGAATCCAGACGCGGCAAAGAAAGACGATTGTGTGGACATCAAGCCACCTCGACGGAGACGGCGAAATCATTTGCTGTGACCAGGCCACTGGTAGCGGCCTTAATCTTTTCAAGCTGGCGCGACCGCGGGAACCGATCCCCGTAGCGCCATTTGCGGACGCAAGAAATGCTCACCTCGCATTCGATGGCGAACTCTGCTTCGTCCTGTGTGTCTGCTTGGTTGAGATATTCGTGAAGCTTCATGATGGCTGCAATATTCCCCAAAATGGGAAAGATTGTCAAGAATCTCATTACCCAATTCGGGAAAAGACATTTGCAGCCCAACAGGTAAATGTTGGACACTATGGGAAACAACTTGAAATCACTGAGAATTCAGCGCGGCTGGACGCACGATGAGGCGGCAGCAGCAATGGGTGTATCGCGGGGCCAGTTCATTAAATTGGAGCGCGGCGAGCGCCAGATGACACAGCGATACATCGACCTGGCTGCAAAAGGATTTGGAATAGAACCGTCAGAGGTAATAGCTGATAAACGAACTACGCATATCGTAGGGCGAGTAGGAGCAGGGGCAGAAGCTCACTTCTACGCTATGGCTCATGATGATTATGAAGAGGTTCCGATGCCACAAGGCGGCACGGAAAAGACGGTGGGTTTAGAGGTGAACGGCGACTCGATAGGGCCGTTTTTCAATCAATGGCTCGTCTTTTATGACGATATTCGAAATCCGGTCACCCCGGATCTCATCAGCCATCTTTGCATCGTTGAAACCATTGACGGACGCGTGCTGGTCAAAAAGATCATGCTCGGCAATCAGCCTAACCGCTTTCATCTTCTTTCTCAGACGGAAAGCCCGATAGAGAACGTCGAATTAGTTTGGGCCGCCAAGGTCACTGCGATGACTCCGCGCTAGGCTGGATAACTGGGCCGTACGGGATGGCAGCTTGCTTGTATGCGTCCGTACCTTTTTCCGCAGCATCTGCTCGCCACTCAATAACCTTAAGCTCGAACTGTCTCACCAGGCCATCGAAATTGAGATTGAAGGCACTTGCGGTTTTCGACATAGCGGTGATTTCTTTCGTGCAAGTTAGCGCGGCATATTGAGCGACATCTTTAGCGTTTTCATTCGTGTATTGAGCAAAGCGAACGGCGTTCCTCCCGACGCATCTTTCTGCCGTGGATTGAATGGTTTGTTCCTCGCCAATTCTCAGCGCATTGGCCTTGTCTTGATCCGATATTATCGAAAGCACCGATAAGAAAATTACCTCGATCATAGCATCCCTCCGGGTTGGCCGCCGATGCTACTAAACTGTGGATTTAAAACTTTCCCCAATTTGGGGTTGACAAACTTGCCCAATATGGGGAAACTCTCCGTCATCAAAGGAGAGCGTCATGTCTCATTCTACGCAGCGCAAGCCGGTCAACCCGGCGCTTCTGACGGCGATCGCCGATCGCACCGCACCTGTCATCCTGATTGCAAGCATCCTCATGCTCGGCCTGATCGCCATGTGCGCGACTGTCGGCCTGCAACGCGTCGAGAACGCCTATGTCGTTGCGGCGAGGGTGTAATGACCAAGTTCGTTGTCGATTATCCCTTCGATGAGCTGAAGATCATCATTGCTGGCGTCAAGACTGGCATGTTCTACGGCCACGCCCGCCTCGTCGAGGACAGCAACCCCGGCGAATTCTACGTCGAGCGCATTAAGTTCGACGATGGCGGCGCGGCGCTGTACCGGCGCAGCAACAGCGCTTTTGCCGATGAATTCTCGAAAGAGCTGTTCTCCCGCATAGCTCGCGTGATCGAAGAAGATGAGCATGCCGCCGAGTTCTTCGCCGGGAAGCTCGAAGAATCCCAAGAGCCAGATCCCGACTATGAGCGCGACCGCCGGCGGGATGACGCGGCCTATTTCGCGCACGCCTGAACCTTTCCCTACTCAACGCCAGAACGCCTTCACCGCAAGGCGAGGAGAACCCGCATGAAAATGGCAAAATGCATCACGGATATCGACATCGAGATCGGCAAGCGGATGCGATCGCTTCGGAAGGCGAGGGGTCTTTCGCAGTCCGCACTTGCCGAACCGCTCGAAATCACCTTCCAGCAGATCCAGAAATACGAGAACGGCGCGAACCGTGTCTCGGCTTCTACCATGGTCGGGATCTGCATGGTCCTGAACGTCACACCCATGGATTTTCTCGGTTCGTATTTCGGGGATGAAGACGGCCCTGACACTTCGGCGCTTCTGGTCGAGGTGAAGACGCTCCGCGCCAAGCTCTCCGATATCCAGCAGATCAGCGCTTGAGCTGATCCCCACCCGCACAATCCACCACAAGGGGCATGAACATGGCCAAGAAGCCAAAAGAGCAGATTGCTGAAGCCGTTTCCGTCGAACAGCCAGTCATCCTGGCAATCAAGGGGTTTGACTCCGGTCTGAAGTGCCGTGGTTACCAGTTCGAAGTTGGTCGCACCGAAAAGCACGAAGGAAAAGTTGAGGCTTGCGAGAGCGGCTTCCATGCCATCACTGGGCATCCCCTTGCGGTCTTCAAATATTACGCTCCTGGCCTGTCTGTTTATCATCGCGTCGAGCTTTCCGGCTCAATGCATACTGATGATGACGAAAAGGCTGCTGCGGAAATCCTCAAGGTTGGCGCGCAGATCGGTATGAGTGATCTTGTCAAGGAAGCCGTGAAATGGGTCACCGATAGGGCGACGGTCGCTGAGGGTGGTCACGCCACCGGCACTCAGGGCGCAGCATCCGCCACCGGCACTCGGGGCGCAGCATCCGCCACCGGCACTCAGGGCGCAGCATCCGCCACCGGCACTCGGGGCGCAGCATCCGCCACCGGCACTCGGGGCGCAGCATCCGCCACCGGCACTCAGGGCGCAGCATCCGCCACC